CTACTCGGTGCGCGGCGCCTTGGCCAGCTTGCCTTCGTCGGCCAGGCGCAAGCTGAAAGCGAAGCTGGCGGCGAAGGTTTTGGCGAAGCTTGCATCTACGACCGGTGGTTCCTGGCGAAGATCGAGCGCGCCGTGGCCGACACGCGGCTGCTTTTTCAGCATGGCGTTCATCGTGTACCGCAAATGTCTGCGTACGTTCACAGCTGCTCAGCAACATCTGCGTCGATTTCCCAGAGTCTCCGCCGGGATCGCCCAAAATTCTCTGCGGTGAACACAGGGTTCGCCGGCAGTCCAACATGGTGGCCGCCTGCCGCCCTGTACATCATTTCGCATAATGTATATTATGTTAAATGCATTGAGGTACTACGCTGGACTGCTGCGGCTCTTGTTGGCATCACTTTTGCGTCCAGGCAAGCTCCCCCGAGGTCAAGGAAGGATCGATGCATGTGTGAGTATCTGAGCGGACGTTTCACAGGCTGGCGTGTCGCGGGCAACTACCTGGTCAGCCCCGATGGCGACAGGATGACCCCCGAGCGCCTGAAAGGTCTAGCGTGGCGTGACCACATGGAACTGCTACGCGCCGGCTACGCCTCAAGGCGCAAGGCTGAGGCCGGGAGGAAAAGAGCAGGTCAGCAGTCGATGGTGAAGGTTGTTGTGGTAGACCTAGCCAGCTGGCGGGACCGGCACTTCGGATCGATGGCAGGATAAAGCGCCTCCGTAGGGGCATTGCCCCTACACCCCAATCACCGGCCTATGGAAATAGCAGGCAACTGAACCGAAGGGCGGCACCGAAGATAGTTGCGCTCACGGTCAAGTGCCTGTTCCCAGCCGTTGCCGACCCTGCGGATCACGCGACCCTCAGAGCATGAAACTCCGGATGCCTTGGCCTCAGAAGTACCCAAGGCAGGGACCTCGATAACATTGCGAGACGGGCGTGGCCGGCCCCAGGCATGCGCCAGGTCATGCTGCATCGAGAAATCAACCTCGCGGCAATACTCCACCATCCAGGGTTGCCACGGCTGGGTCAACTCATTGCAATCCAGCTTAGGCACAGCAGTGACATTTCGCGGAGGGTGAACACGGGCAGATCCACGACCAGCTACAGAATGCATCTGTGCATCAGCAAAAAGCGGGAAAATGAACAGAATAAAAACAATATATGAACTTTTTTTAAATGGCACGATTCTTGCCCTATTGCAATGAAATCCGTTTATTGCTATGCGACGCAGGGTCGATCACAGAATCAGGATAGCAGAGAATCACATATCCAGCGTGGTCGGCGGCGTGTATGTGGCGCTTGCCTTCGAAGGAGACTCGGGGAATGTGCCAAGTGATCGGGAATGCTTGGAGATAACCGAGCCGGGAACGGGCGCAGAGGACACAGGACGGGGCGCGGATGATTGGCCGGCACCCTGCCCGCTCTCCTGAGCGGCAACAGGCTCCTGCACGCGCTGAGTAGGCGCCTTGAAAGGGTTGTAAGGCTCACCATTGCGGGCGATGTCGCGGCACACATCATCACGGATGGCGGGTACACGCGTGTTCTGTTCGGTAACGCAGCGGCAGCTGTTGACCGTGCTCATGCAGTAGACGTGCGGGTCAGAAACGACAGGACGATTGAGAAAGGCCGGCGCGGACCAAGGCACATCAGAGACCAAAGGGGTGATGCTGGCCACGTAGGACTCGCCGCTGTCCACCTTCAACGCCCCACCAGGTGCGAGCGCCGATGAGCCGGCCTGGGACGGCCCCGAGGGGGCCGTCTTATCGGCCGGCTCATCCTTCTTCGCAAACATGGTGTCGCGGTAAACGGCGTACCACGCGCCAGCGCCAAGTAGCATGGCAACGGGCAGAATCATCAGTGCACGCTTCACCAACGCCGGCATCTGATATTTAATCGTGTGCGTCTGAGCAGAGTCATAGCACTTGAAATAATTGGCGTTGAATTTATACACCTGATAATCGTAATTGCGTTTGATGGTGGCGGTTTTCTGCCGCACTACGTCCATCACCTGATTCTCTCGGAACAAAAAACTTTCCTGCCGACCGTCGCGCCGCAGCAGGTGTTCATGGTAGCCAATCAAGCCACGTAGATAGGTGTCCAAATAGTTGGGCTGCTGCGTGCCAAGGACGATGCGGATGCCATCGTGTCGAATTTTATTCATCCGCACGCACTCAGGCGGCTCACCGCCGCGACGCTCAGGGAAAAACGCCTGCGCCTCATCCACAAAAAGGATGGCGCCCACAGGAAGCTCACGCCACCGTTTCGCATCGTCCCACAGCGTGACGCCAGGGATACGCAGGCCATCGATGTTGCAGGCGTAGACATGCTCGCCCTTCTCCACAAGCTTGCTGATCGCCTCAGCCATGCGCAAGCTTTTGCCAGAGCCAGGCAAGCCGGTAAGCAGCGAAATGGATGCGGTATCACCAATCATGATGCTTGATTCCTACGTTGGATAAAGATGCGCTCTGCGCCGCGAATCCCATACGCACTCAGAATGATAGAAATACCCGCGTCGATACCGAACGCATGCACCCAATTAGCAATACCGACAGGAACAGCGGACCAAGCATTCTGCGCGTAATCAATAATCGGATTATAGATAAACTTCTGAGCAGCAAAACCAAGGCCAACTGCGGACAGTAACCGGCCAAGCCAAATGGCCGCTTTGAGCTTTATTAGTTTGTGGATTGCATCAGTCGCATTCGCGAAGAAATTATCTGCAAAATTCCTAGCCCAATCGAACATTAGATATTCCTCCCCACAACAAACATGGCAATGACTGTGCACATGGCAATAATCACCATGCGGACAGCTGCAATTGCATCGTAGAACCCCTGCGGAACAGTCCAATGGGAACCCTCTATTTCCACGTCCGGGAGAAGACTTCCGCCGCCACCGACCTGCACGAGATCCTGACGCAAGGTCAGCCCAGAACCGCCCGACTCTCCACCCCAGATACCAGCGACAACGCCAGCATCATCGGCGTTGGAAATGCCCGCGGCACGGGTAGCCATACCCTCGCCTAGCGCCTGCGCAGCACACCGTTGCTTCCACTGCTGCAGCACGCTGGCATAGTCCGCAGCTTTACAGCTGTCCCCAGCACACACAGGAACATCACCATCTGCGCAACCATCACCTTTAGTGATTTCGCTGCGCAACGTGTTGCATTGAGTTTTCCAAGTGAATTTAAGGTGTAAGCACTTAAGGGTGTCACCGACGCAAGCGGGAGGAACGGTACAGTTGCCGCTATCGCTGGCACTGTCTCCATCGCCATCGTCATCACCATCCTTAGTACCCTTGCCGGGCGCCCCGTTGCCTGACGTGTTGCCACTACCGGTAGAGGTATTGTCTCCGGTCGAATTCTTAGCCGTACCAGACGGCACACTGGAATAGTTAGTAACGTTGTAGGTGATGCAAGTGCTATTGACACATGCGGTCTGCTGGTGCCCTTCCTTACGCTGCCACTCCTGATCTGAAATCGTGGTGCTAGGCGGGGTAACTGGCTCGCCCTTTGGGGATTTCACCTGCGCCTCCGTGCCATCCGCTTTCTTCCCCGTTTCCTGAGGCGCCCAACAAAACGTTTTACCGGTTGACGCAGTGGCGCAATAATCACCATTTGTTTTTATACAAGCCGTCTGACCTGATTCAAGTGCCATACACTCAGGCGCCTTAGGCTTGTTTGCATCAACCTTATCAGACTGAACTTGGGAAATATCATTAGAAGGTTTAGATGCGTTACAAATTTGACCGTTATATGTTCGATCTCTCATCCCATAAATATTGACACCCCCTGTCTGCGTGCTAAAAGAAGTACCCTGAACCTGGCAACCAGCAATGCACGTGCTAACACCAGAAGAAGAATAAGACTGGGCAGCATCGGCAATTTTATTTGTGTTGCGCTGTGAACAAGTAGCACCCGAAACAAAACCTCGATAAAGAGTGAGTGCAGTGCATGAGCCGCCATTAAATGAGGCAGTAAACTTAAGGGAAAACTTTTGCGAGCCGGAATATGAATACACTGGCGCACATGCCGCCGTAGAGCCTGAAATTGTAGAGGCCCACTTGCCATAAGCAGCATAAGCCATCGCATATGCCTCGCCCTCATCAGCACAACCGTTTGAGGTTTGTTCAGTGTAGTCGGCAGAACAATTTAGAGATTGCTGTGCATGAGCATTACCAAAACCAAAATATGCAAATACAATCGCAACCAATAAATACACTGTGCGGCGAACAAGTGCTCGCGCAAAGTAACTTGCGAGCCAGCGCATCACTGCCAACCGCTAGCGCATACGTGCGCCGCATGGATCAGGAAAACCAGCACAATTAAGCCTTCCATCGTCGTCACCTCTCAAATGAAAAAGGGGAGGGTCGCCCCTCCCCCGCTGTGGGAACCGCTGCCGATCACTTGCCGCCGATCAGGCCCAGAGCACGCAGGGTCCAGCGACCGAGCGCGAACGCCGCCAGGATGGTCACACCGATGGCGGTATAGGCCACCACCTTGGCGACGATGGTACTGCCGTCGAAATCAGCGCCGTCGGCCGCCATGGCGAAGCCCGGCATGACAACCAGAGCGGTGAGACCGGCATAGCCGGCAGTCTTGGCGCTGCCGAACACAGGGTTCAGGGTGTTGATGAAATTGGGCATTGGTATTACTCCTCGATGGTTTTGGGATTGAGCAGTCCACGAACGACTGCAAGGGTCATTAGGCCAGCAAAATAAGCACCACCCACCACGCCGGCCTGTTGGACGGTGGGTAACATGTCCACCCAGCTGGCTTGATCCAGCCAGGCGGTTTGAGCACACGTGCCGTCCTGCGCCGGCACTGCGTCGATGCAGGTCAGCACGCGCGTCATGACTTACGCCGCCGCCTTGGCGCGGTTGTGCTGCGGATCCACCAGGGTCATGCGCCGCGCCAGCTCGGGGCCAAAGCGGCCCGGCACCAGATCGGACACCAAGTCCCATTCCTTGACGGCGCCGACCGGATAGCCGGAGTTCGGGCCGTCCACCTCAACGTCGATCTGCACGCGCATCAGTTCGGTTTCGAGCGTGGCTTTCTGGCTGTAGATGGCCTTCGGAAGTCCCTTGGAGGTCGTGACGTTGCGGGTATCGACGGGGCCATTGATGGTGATCTTCGGAGCGTTCATTCGGTCTTTTCTCTCTGTCTTTGGTTGGTTGGCTTGCGGTTGGTTTTCTGCAAATTGCGGGCGGTACTGTGGGGTCAAGCTAAGTCCCCCCCTACCCCCCCGAAGGCGGACGTGGTGGGCGCTTGTTGACCCGTTGCGCGATGCTTGCATCAGTCCGCCCGGTGATCCTCTGTGCTGCTGGTTTAGGCCGGGATCAGGCCGTGTTGCTCGGGTCGTACGGTGTAGTCGATTGGCGGTGGCAACCACGCGCCGAAGTTCTTACTGAAATCGACCTCACCGCCCTTTGTTACGTATTTCGATACATAGCCGGTGATGTCTGATTGGCTACGTGGTGCTTCGATCTTGTTGCGGCCAAATTCGCGATACCAAAATTCGTGCCATTGGTAACGGCTTATGAGGCGGTTTAAATCGTCGTTAGGCGCAGCTGCAACGGCGTGGAAATGCAGGCGTCCGTCGCGGTGGAACTCTTGCCCGCGCGCCCACTGCAAACCGCGGTGGGCTTTGGTGTTCCATTTGGGGCCGTAGATTTCGCGATTGATGCTGCTGACGAAAAAACGGAACGCTTTGTCTGCGGCTTCGACGTGGACGCCACCGTTTCGGCCTGTTTTATTGAGCCGAAATGTGAGCGTCCAAAACTGTTGCCAGGGAATGCGCTGTAAGAGTTCTGCATAGCCCTGCGCTTCGAGGTCAACAGGCCGCAGCTGGTGCAGAACGTTAGGCAAGCATCCGTCGCGTTGATCGTCTGCAAGCTGCCCCCGCAGTGGTAGCAAGGACGGTTCGGGTAGTGCGCGTTCATCCGGCATCGCCCTGCCCCGACCCGACCAACCTGATGCGTGCTTCTATCAGTCGGTCGAGTCGGTCGCGTTCTTGGTTCGTCGTCGCTTGCTTGCGCTGGTCGATCAGTTGCCAAAGCTTGAGTTCACTGTCAGCCACGGCGCACCTCGCGCTTGGCTTCTTGCACCATGACGAACGCACGATGCTCAGCATCCATACGCCCCATGAAATGGCGCTTCTGGAACCGCAGGAAAGCGAACGTGCCGCGGACCAGACACGCAAGGGCGAGAACCACAAGCGCGATAATCTGTATTTCGTGATGCATCACGATACCCCCATCGAAACACGACGCACGCGGAACTCGCGAATCACCAGGGCGAAAAGCCGACCGTGTTCAACCTCGGCGGCCACATGCTCTAGCTTCTGTTCCTGCGCGTCGTAGTAGTCGGTGCACACGTCAACGACGACCCAGCGGCGACCATCGCGTTGCTGAATTTCGTATTCGTGCAACATGCGAATTTCTCCCAAAGAAAAGGGCGCGTTATGCGCCCTTCCCCTTCTTCGGCGCAGTGCCGACATCGGTTGCAGGATCAACCGTGACCAGCTTGGTCGGTTTGATGCGCTGAGCGGCAAGACAGGCTGTCAGCAGGAGGCGCGATACCTTCGATTCGCCAAGCTCGGCGAATTCCAGGGCGGTACGCTGCAGCTCGGCAATGCGCGGCTGGATAGCCTTGTACTCGTCGAGGTTCAT